GGTATTGCTAGTGATCATTTGGATCTTACTATAGGACTACAACAATGACAAAAGTGTTTGACGCAACAAAATTTAGAAAAAGTATAACAAAATCAATACAAGGGTTAGGAATAGGATTCAGTGATCCCACAGATTGGATCTCAACAGGCAACTACGCTCTCAACTATTTGATGACCAGTGATTTCAACAAAGGAATCCCATTGGGCAAGGTGACAGTGCTCGCAGGAGAATCAGGGGCAGGTAAATCATACATAGCATCAGGAAACATAATCAAGAACGCCCAAGCACAGGGCATCTTTGTGATTCTGATAGACACAGAGAACGCACTTGATGAGACATGGCTACAGGCACTGGGCGTTGACACGTCAGAAGAAAAACTTTTAAAACTGAGCATGTCAATGGTGGATGACGTGGCCAAGACCATATCAGAGTTCATGAAAGGCTACAAGGAACAACATGCTGACAACAAAGAAGGTGCTCCTAAAGTTCTTTTCGTGATAGACAGTTTGGGCATGATGTTAACACCAACAGATGTAAACCAATTTGAAGCGGGAGATATGAAAGGCGACCTTGGTAGGAAACCCAAGGCACTGACAGCACTAGTAAGGAACTGTGTAAACATGTTTGGAAGTTGGAACGTTGGCTTGATAGCCACAAACCACACCTACGCATCACAGGACATGTTTGATCCAGATGACAAGATATCGGGTGGACAGGGTTTCATCTATGCCAGTTCAATTGTGATAGCGATGAAGAAACTGAAGCTCAAGGAAGACGAGAAAGGCAACAAGATATCAGAGGTAAGGGGTATCAGGGCGGCGTGTAAGGTCATGAAGACCAGGTATGCCAAACCATTCGAGGGTGTGCAAGTCAAGATCCCTTATGACACAGGTATGGATCCCTACAGTGGATTAGTGGACCTGTTCGAGAAGAAGGGCTTACTGGTACAGACTGGAAACAGACTGAAGTATGTTGATCCACAAGGCAAGGAGCACATAGACTTCAGAAAAGCATGGACCGGTGATAAATTAGATATGATAATGGCGAACTTCAAAGAAAGCACAGAAGTGAAAGTAGAAAGTGTTGAAGAGGCACCAAAGTCAAAAGCGAAGAAGACAGAAATTAAAGAAGAGGCTGACGCAGAATAATGATTGATTTCACACACGAAGATATAGAACGTCTTTGGAACTCCATATCACACTACGTACCAGAGAGATCAAAACTGGACGCGGCAATAGACTTCATCAAGAGCCTAGAGGACATCGGTGTAGAAACCGACGAAATCAAAGCATCGGGCGAATTCGATCCAAAACTAGAAGAGGCCATTAACACCGTGTTTGAAGAAGACGAAGAAGAATCAGACGGATACGGAGAAGATGATTAATTGGTATAGTGAAGTAAGTAGGAGCCTAGCAAAGATACCAGACTGTGTAGCATACTTTGACAAGGAACTGTTGGAAGCCAGGAAACAGTGCAAAATCTACGGAAACCTCGAGCGAGCATCAGCGGCCTTACCGGGAATTGTGGAAGAGAGATTTAGCCAACTGCAACAGTTGGAGGCGATACTGGAATACCTAAACATAGAACTGAGAAGATTAAGATCAAAAACATTCCGCAAATTCCTGGAGAACTACAACAGAGCACTGTCTAGTCGAGACGCAGAAAAGTACGTTGACGGCGAGGATGATGTAGTCGACTTAACCAAAATTGTAAACGACTTCGCACTACTGAGGAATCAATGGCTCGGCATAACAAAAGGCCTTGACCAGAAGCAATGGCAGATAACCAATATCGTCAAACTGAGGGTTGCGGGGATGGAAGATGCCGACATCAAATAGAATCATACTCACAGACGTGGACGGAGTACTGCTGGAATGGGAACACCACTTCACCAAGTGGATGTTACAGAAATCTTATTTCAATGACGAGGGCAATCGATACTATCCTCATAAATTATTGCCCAACAAACAGGACGAATACGAGATGGCGAAGAGGTTTGGGTTGACCAAAGACGAGATCCGGGCTCTCATAAGAGAATTCAACCGTAGTGCCTGGATGGGCACACAGAAGCCCATGGAGGAATCACAGACCTGGGTCAAGTTGTTGGCCGCGGAGGGCTGGACATTCATACCAATAACATCTCAGACATCAGACATACCAGCACAGCAGTTGCGTAAGCATAGACTGGGAGAACTCTTCGGGGACCATGTGTTCACAAATTACCACATACTGGGCACGGGAGCGGACAAAGACAGTGCGTTAGCCGAATTCCACGGCACCGGGCTGTATTGGGTCGAGGACAAGCCTCACAACGCTGTAGCCGGGCTCAAATACGGTTTAAAGCCCATATTAATCGACCACCCATACAACAGAGACTTTGAACATCCAGATGTAATACGAGTAAATAATTGGAAAAAAATACACTCAATACTTCATGGACAAAAATAAATTCTGCGTAAGGCCTTTCAATAGCATACATATTGGTACCAAAGGAAATATGAAAACCTGTTGTGTTATCAAGCCGCTTAAAAGCGAATTTACTGGTGAGAAAAAATTTAATTTACAATATAATTCAATACAAGATTTTTGGCAAAGTGACTATAGAAAATATCTATTAAATTCTTTTATAGACGGCAAAAAAATCAAAGAATGTGACGCCTGTTGGAATGATGAAAAAAAGGGTACCAAGAGTATGAGACAGTTCACTAACCGTGAATATGGTATTATTGGAAATAAAAAACCATTACAATATCTTTCCCTGCTAAACAAGGTAGATATGTCACATCCTGAAGATTATAATTTAGACATAACGAATTTGTGTAACTTAAAATGTTACATGTGCACTGGAGAAAGTAGCAGTAGATTGTTAGTTGAAAATAAAGCCCTTGGAATCGAAGACCTAAATCAAAAAGATTACGACCACGACGAGGAAAGTTTAAACTACCTGATCCAACAGATTATCCAAAACAAGGTTAGATGTATCACCCTGCAGGGAGGCGAACCGTTGATAAATCCAAAGATTTTAACCATGCTGGAAAAGTTGAGTGAACAAGAAACTGCCGGAAAGATAACTGTATGGATAACGACCAATGGAACAGCATACAGTGATAAGATTTTTCAAATTCTTGAAAAGTTTGATAAAATTAAATTGATTTTCAGTATCGACGGCACAGATAAAATTAATGATTACTTAAGATTTCCCAGTGATTTTAAAACCATAGAGTCCAATGTCAAAGAGTATATTAAATTAAAAAATGCCACATTAATGCTTACCTACACCGTACAAAATTTTAACCTTTTGTACATCAAAGACATAATTGATTTTACCATAAAGTATAATATATATTTGAAACTAAACATTCTACACACTCCGACATATCTTCACCATAGTGTTTTGCCCGTTAAGACTAAAAAAGAAGCACTTAAAAGATTGTATCAAATTGAGAAAGAGAAATTAATCCATGTTACTAACTTTGATTCACTTATATCCCAAGTAGAAACATGCCTCCATGACGATATAAGCAGAGAGCTAGATTTTTTTAAATCAATAATCTCAAAAAGAGACAATCACAGACAAGTGCGAATAAGTAATTTTTTACCAGAGTTGGCAAGTGATTTAAATATTTAAAAATGAAAATTTACGTAGGGCACGATAGCAGAGAAGACATCGCTTATCAAGTGTGTGAACACAGCATAAAGCGGAGAGACCCAGACTCAGAAGTTTTTCCACTCAAACAGAGTGAAATGAGGCAACAGGGCATTTATACCAGAGAATTAGACAAACTTGCATCAACAGAATTTACCTTCACTAGGTTTTTCGTGCCATACTTGAACAAATACAAAGATTGGGCGGTGTTCTGTGACTGTGACTTTGTATGGAAAATTCCTGCCAAGGAACTGGAACAGTATTGTGACGATAGCAAAGCGGTTGTGTGTGTACAGCACGATTACACACCAGAAGATGGATCAATAAAGATGGATGGCCAATTACAAACTGCCTATCCCAGAAAGAACTGGTCAAGCATGGTGTTATGGAACTGTGGTCATGAGAAGAACAAGATACTCACACCCGAGTTTCTTAACAATCAGACACCAAAGTTTCTGCACAGATTCTCTTGGCTCGACGACGATGATATAGGATCATTACCTCACGAATACAACTGGTTGGTAGGCTGGTACAAAGAGCCCAAGGACGGAGTTCCAAAGATACTGCATTACACAGAGGGAGGCCCGTGGTTCTATGATTACCGAAATTGTGAGTACGCTGATGATTGGAAAAAAGAAGTAATTAATCTTTTTAGTGCTTAAAATATATTTTGTCTACTTGTTCCGTGCCATGCTTCGCAATAATCTCATTATTCGTAAAACCTAACGAACCCATGTAAATATCCATGTCATGCTCTGTAGGCATTTCAGGGAATTCTTGATTCTTGTATAGATTGACTTCTTGTATCACATACTGTGCTCTTTTGAAAATATTCGGTGCTCCCTGCATGATCATTATCTCTGCTCCCTGCACATCTTGTTTGATCAAATCAAATTGCGAATCTTTACCTACCACTTGATCTAAAGTCTGCATTTGTCTGATTTCGTAATCCTTGAAGATCCCAAACAAGGTTGATCCTTTGGTGTAGGTGACTTTTTTCTTGTTACCTTTCCTTATTTCTCTCAAATGCATTCTAACTTCTCTGTTAGCATCACCCAACACCGCGATATGATAGTTGGGAGTTATTTTTTTTAATTTCTTTTCGTGTTTTTGCCCAGCCTCAATGCAGGTGTATTCTGCGTCGGGCCAGATGGCTTTTACATTAAGAGTCCAAAAACCGTTCCAAGCACCTATGTCCAGGATAGACTTTGGCATGAAGTTCTTTTCTTTTTTAAGTTTTTTCAAATATTCGTACATCATGCTCTATAATAAACAATATCGGGCCAGGTTTTTATCAATATTCTAAAACCCAAGTTTTTGAGGTGCTTTTCAATTTCTAGATTACTACTGCCATATCTTTTGCTGTTGTTGTTGAGTTCTATCATTATGTATTGAATGGTTTCTAAGGTTTTTTCTGCTCCTTTTAAAACTTCCATTTCAAACCCCTCGACATCGATCTTCAAAAGGTCTAAATTTTTTAAATCCATGGAATCAATCGTGGCAATTGCCACATTACCCTTTTCATTCAACACTCTGGTATTTTGTGAGGCAACATCGTCACTTAATTTTATAAAACCAATTTCATTACCTATTGCTTGATTGTAAAGTTTTACGTGATTAAATGGTGCTAGGTTTCTGTGTAGACATTCAAAATGTATCTTGTTGGGTTCGAAACATTTTATTTCTTTTGTGTACTTCTGCATGGCTAGGCTCCATGTCCCACACCAGGCACCAACATCCACTATTGTTTTGAATTTTTTATCCTGTGAGTCGCACCATTTTATAAATTGATTCAGACACCTGTCCTGCATATGAGGTTCGCCTTTCTTCCTCCATTCTTCGATCTGCGCATCTGTAGAAGGTACCCATAATCCTTTAGATAATTTTTCTATCTTCATAATAATTCCTTATCCATTAGTGCCTCTACAGCCGTGCCATTAGCAAACTCTTCAGGGGTGAACTGTTGGTATGCTAACCTGTACAACCAA